GGGTGCTGACGCAGATCAGCATGGACGACCTGACGCGGTATCGCACAGCCATCGACAACACGACGGACGCGCCGGTTTACTTCGCCCACAATGGAACCGACATTGAGTTGTTCCCGACGCCCAGCACGTCTTACACGGGCGAAATCACCTACTACGCCAAGCTGACGGCGCTGTCGGCGGACGGCGATACCAACTGGCTGCTGACAAATCACCCTGATGTATATCTTTACGGCTCTTTGGTGCATACTGCCCCATATCTGAAGGATGATGCGCGCATTGCTTTGTGGGCCGGATTGCTGGCCCAAGCCATGAGCGAGATTGAAGATGAAAGCACCGCGGCCAGGTTTGGGTCGCCGTTGCGGATGAGGATGCGATAAGATGGCCGACTCAACGACGACGACGTATGCCTTGGTCAAGCCCGAAGTCGGCGCGAGCGCGGACACTTGGGGCACCAAGATCAACACGAACCTCGACAGCGTTGACGACCTGCTCGACGGCACGACCGCGATCAAGCCGAACTTGTCGGAAGGACTGTGGAAGGTTGGCGGCACTGCCGTCACGGCCACAGCGGCGGAAATCAACGCGATTGATGGCGTCACGGCAACAGGGACGGCGCTAATTCGCGCTGCGGATGCGGCAGCAGGAAGGACCGCTATCAACGCCGTAGTGCCGCCAACGTCAAGCGGGGTGGTGGGTCAGTGGGTACAATTAGCGGGCGCTGTCGGAGAGTCTATTTCTCTGCCAGCGGGCGGGACGTGGGCGTACTTTGTCCTTTTGTTTGCCTCTGGCACGACCCAAACCTTTACAGCTTCGGTCGCTGCGGGTGGCACAGTTGTCGGCGGCGCTGTCGGCGGTTCAAACTGGGGCGGCTTTGCATGGAGGGTCGCATGATCTCCTTTTTTCTTAATCGTCGGGCCCATGCCCTCTGCTACATTATGAAATCTTAACATTATGGCCGAAGATCCGCGGTTCGACCGAGTGGAGAAGCACTTGGACAAGCTTGGTGACAAGATCGACGAATTGACCAAGGTCGTCACTACGATGGCGCGCATCGAGGAGCGCATGGTTACGCTTTTCAAGCGCATGGACGTGTACGAGACGCGGAGCGGTGCGTTAGACACCCGCCTGACAGACATCGAAAACGGTTCCACAAGGCACGGCGTGGTTTTCGGTTTGTTTGACAAATTGTTCTGGCTAGCCCTCGGCGGCGGGCTGGCGTTCCTGATCAAGGTTTTCGGAGAGCAGCCGTGAGACCGCTGAACGAGATCATTGTGCGGCGGTTAACCCAAGCGCTAGTCGTTGTGGGCGGCGTCAAATCTGCTTCTCGCATCAACGGCTTCTTTAATATTGTGGAACACTCCAAGGTAATGATTCCGGCCATCCCTGTTGGCCTGAGCCATCCATTTGTCCAGTTTCGCCACCCAAGTGACGCCGCGATGTCCGCTCGTATTATCAAGTCTAATTTTCGAGTTTCTGGCGTTGAGACTCTTGCCGGCAAGCCTAAGGTTGCACAGTCTATTGTCGAGTTTGTCTTGGTTGATGTGGTCAATAAGGCGTGTCGGCCATTCTCCAAGATGCAGGGCAAATATGACCGTGTGGGCGCGGACCTTGGTGTTGAACAAAGAACCTGTCCTGTACCCAACGCTGTCAATCGCTGTGAAAGCGCCCTTCCCGGCGTACCTGCCGTTCCAGATAGAGCAGTTGTGTTCAGCCGTTTGTTTGCCGGTTGTGAAAAAATCAGATGCTCTTGGAAGCCAAGCAAGCCTGCCAGTGGAAAAATCAACCCAAAGAAGCTTTTGAACAATATCGACGGACGGAAGATGCTTTTCCATGTGATTTCCTCGTTTGTTCGTGATATTATAGTTTGCGATAAGCAACGGGGGCAAGCGATATGCGGCCACTAAGTGAAATTATTGTTCATGCGACGGCGACACGGCCCGACTGGTGGTCGACCCGCACGACCGCGCAGAAGGTGGCCGAGGTCAGGCGGTGGCACATTCAGGACCGAGGATGGTCCGATATTGGGTATCATTTCCTGATTGATCGCAACGGCACCGTTGTAGCTGGCAGACCGCTGCAGACGGTCGGGGCGCATACGCAAGGCCACAACACCGGTACGATCGGCATCAGCCTGTTCGGCGGGCATGGATCCTCGGCCACGGATGCCTTCGCGGAAAACTACACGCCAGAGCAGGACAAGGCCCTGCGTGATCTGATTGCCCACCTGCGGGTAAACTATCCCAGCATTACCAAGGTCAGCGGGCATAACCAGTATGCTGCCAAAGCCTGCCCTGGGTTCAACGTGCCGACGTGGTATGGATTTCAATCAACCCGCCCCGCGCGCATGCCGCGCTTGGCATCATTCTTGAAAGGATGGACGAAATGACAACTGATCAAGTAGGCGGCATTGTCCGCGCGCTGGTGGCCGCTGCAGGCGGGTATTTCGTCGGGCAGGGCCTTGTGGACTCTGAAACCATGCTGACCCTCGGCGGGGCCGTGACGACGCTCGTGGTGGCCGTGTGGTCGATCTACTCAAAGAAAAAGGCGTGATCGAATTGCTGGCCATCACGGTTATCCTGATCGTTTTGGTCGTCCTGTTCGCCGTTGCCACCGGCCGAAAATCCGGTGGCAACGCCAAGAAAACGCTTGATGCCGTGCGCGATGCCGAGGAGGTCAAAGATGAGGTCGAAGCCCTTCCTTCTGATACTTTGCGTGACCGGGCTCGCCTCTGGGTGCGCAGGCCCAAGGGGTGACTTCTGCGAAATCGCCGACCCAATATACTTTGGGCGCGATGATGTGGTAGACTGGCTTTCAGTAAATGATGAACCGCTCTTGCGCAGCATCGTCACCCACAACAGTCTGGTTGAAACATGCCCCTAGTCCCGTTGCAATTCCCGCCCGGCGTTTACCGCAACGGGACCGACCTGCAGAGCGCGGGCCGGTGGCGTGACGCTTCCTTGGTGCGCTGGACGGACGGCACCATGCAACCTGTCGGCGGGTGGCTTACACGCGTCACGGTGACGGACCAGCCGCTGCGGGGGGCTCTTGCCTGGAGCGACCTAAGCGGCGATCGGTGGTACGCCATGGGTAGCCATTTGGGGCTCTTTGTCGGATCAGCCCTCAATACCGTCACCAACATCACGCCGGGCTCTTTTGTCGGCGGGACCAAGGATGCGGCGGTAAATATCGGCTACGGCGGCGGATTCTACGGAACGGCGGCATACGGTGTCGCGCGGCCTGATACGGGCACCTACAACCCCGTCTCGACGTGGTCGCTTGATACCTGGGGTGAGTACCTCGTCGCCTGTAACCCCTACGACGGCCGCCTGCTGGAGTGGCAGCTAAACGTGGCGAACGACGCTGCGGCCATTACCAACGCGCCCACGGGCTGCGATGGCCTAATGGTGACGGAGGAGCGGTTCCTGTTCGCCTTTGGACCGGGCGGGAACTTCCGCCGTGTGCAGTGGTCTGACCGGGAGGACAACACGACATGGTCCCCGCTTTCCACGAATGAGGCCGGCGACATTGAATTGCAGACGTCGGGGCAAATCATGCTCGGCATCCGCACACGCGGCCAGGCGCTGATCCTAACTGACCAAGACGCGCACACGGCGACGTACCAAGGCCCCCCTTTCGTCTACGGGTTTGAGCGGGTCGGATCGTCCTGCGGCGCTGTCTCCCGCCTGTGCGCGGCCTCGGTTGACGCCGGCGTCTTCTGGATGGGGCCTGGCGGCTTTCATACTTACGCCGGGGGCGCGGTTAAGGACGTCCTGTGCGAGGTGTCTGATTACGTCTTTGAGGATATCAACCGTCCGCAATCGTCGAAAGTGGCCGCCGTGGCCAACGCTAGGTATAACGAAATCTGGTGGTTTTATCCGTCCAGCGGCAGCCTCGAAAACGACCGCTACGTCACCTACAACTACAAGGAAAACCATTGGAGCACGGGCAGCATCGCCCGCACCAGCGGCGTTGATGTCGGCATCTTCACTACTCCGATCTGGATGACGCCAACTGGCTTGGCGGTGAACCACGAAATCGGAAACCAAACGGGCGGGGCGGAAGTCTTTGCGGAAAGTGGGCCGGTGCAGATCGCGACGGGCGACGCAGTCATGCGCGCGCTGATGCTGATCCCGGACGAAAAAACGCAAGGCCAGGTGACGACAACCTTCCGCGCGCGGTTTCATCCGAACGATACCGAGCGGACTTACGGGCCGTATTCGATGGCAAACCCGACTGATCTTAGGTTCACGGGGCGGCAAGTGTCGATGCGCGTCACGGGCCAGCAGAATACCGACTGGAGGTGGGGCGTGCCGCGCATTGACGTGCGCCAAGGCGGCCTGCGGTGAGGTCTGGCATCCCACCAGTCGGTGCCGACTACAGCACCTGGGCGAACGACCTGCGCCGCTGGCTGGCCCGGACGTGGGACAACCTGACGTTCAAAGGCGCGTCAGCCTCAGCGACGCAGGACGGCATTCTGCTGTGGGATTCTTCGGGCGGCTATCCGGTCGTCTCCAAGGACGGCGTGTGGCGGCAGATCGTGCTGGCCGATGGGTACGCCATTTTCAGCCAAGACGTTGATATAACGGCGGCGGCTGCCGACACGGCTTACAAGATCGCTTTGGACAACATTGCGTCTCAGGGCATCACGCTAACGGGATCGCCGCTGACCGACATCACGTTTGTCGAGGGCGGCCTGTATGAACTGGCCTTTGCCGCGCAGATCAGTTCGACGTCAAGTTCGACCACTACGTTCAGATTCTGGCCACGCATCAACGGGTCAGACGTTCCGGGCAGTACGATCGTTGCCAGCTTGCACCAGAACGACGCCACAACCGTTGTATCCCGCACGTCAATTTTTACCGTAACGGCGGGAACCGTGTTGAACGTCATGTGGGCGGTAAGCCGGGTTCAAGGTTATCTTCACGCAACCCCAGCGACAGCCTACGCGCCCGTAGCCCCGTCGATCACGCTCAATATCACGCGGGTTCAGGGATGACGCCAGCGGAGCAAGAGCAAATACAGGACTGGATTGAGTCTGCGCTGGAATACAGCGGGGGGACACACGTCTACCAAGACATCGTGGACGCGATCGGCAAGGGCCGCATGCAACTGTGGCTTGGAGAAAGGGGGTGCGCTGTCACTGAAATTGTGGTATTTCCTCGCAAGAAGGTGCTCCACGTTTTTTTGGCAGCAGGCGAAATGGATCAACTTTTCGACGCGATTGACGACGCAACAAAATGGGCCAAGGGGCACGGCTGCACGGCACTGACGCTTGCAGGTAGGCCAGGCTGGCAGCGTGTATTGAAGCCGTTGGGCTTCGTGCCGACGCTGGTCACGATGGAAAGGAATATCTGATGGCTGGCGGCGGAAGTCAGAGCACTTCGGTAGAAATCCCAGAATGGCTGCAACAAGCAGCCCAAAGCGGTCTAGCGCGCGGTGAACAGGCTGCGGGCATTGGTTATGTCCCGTATAGCGGGCCTGACGTTGCGGCCCTAACGCCACTGCAGGAAGCTGCCATGGCCAACACAAGCGCGGCCTCGTCGGCCTTCGGATTGGGGGCGTCTCCCACGCCTAGCTCTGGCATGCCTACCGTCCAGACCTTCGCCAACGGGACGCGCGGCTACAGCTCATTTCCGCTCTACGAACAAGCGGTGAATGCATTGAAGACGCAGAATCCGGATCAATATGCCAAGTTGATGGCCCCGTTTAATGGCAGCGCGCAGTTTGGCATTACTAGCATGCCGATGAGTAAGCAGGAGGCCAATCCTACGCGTTCTGTCAGTCGCGATCCGAATGAGCCAAGGCAAGGGTCGGCCAGTTCGCGCAATACAAAGTACGACACATATAGCACAGCAGCGGACACTAAGGCCAGGTCTGACAAGGCTGCGGCTAAAGGCGCGCCGTCGCGTCCCAGCTCCTCGGGGGGGAAAAAGTAATGCTTGGACTTAGTTCAGCCCTCGGAGGCACCGCTGCTACTGCTGTGGGCGGCGGGACTGGCGGCAAGGGTGGCGGGCAAACGCAATCTGCGACCGTAACGCCCAGCGCAGCAAGTACCGTAACACCCAGCGCATCTGCTGGGTCCACGCCGAACGTTTACGACCAGTCGGCCAGCGCCTACACCGGCGCGCTTCAGGGCACGCAGGCCGCTATGGGATACCAACCGCAGCAGGTTTACGCTCAGACTGCGGCTGGCGGCATTGGCACGTACATGAACCCGTACACCAATGACGTCATCAACGCATCGATGGCCGACCTTGAGCGGCAGCGCCAAACGCAAATGAACAGTTTGGGCGCGCAGGCCACGGCGGCAAGGGCTTTTGGTGGTTCGCGGCAAGGTGTGGCAGAGGCGCTGACTAATGAGGGATTTGCGCAGCAGGGCGGCCTGCTTGCCTCTCAACTCCGCCAGCAAGGATTTGATACGGCGTTGGGCGCATCGCAGCAAGACGTCTCAAACATGCTGCAAGCCCAAGGCATGAACCAGCAGGCGGGCCTGCAGGGCGCGCAGCAGGCCATGACCGGAGCCAACCAACTTGGCAACCTATCTAGCCTTGGATTTGATTTCGGCCAGCAGATCGGCGCGACGCAATCGCAAGAGGGACAGCTTATGCAGGCCCTGAACCAAGCTTTAATTGACGCTGCCAAGGGCCAATACAGTGGCTTCACCGGCGCGCCAGAGGATGCTCTTAGCGCGTACTTGGCGGCATTGGGTGGGTCGCAAACTGGCCAGTCTACGCAAACATCGACGAGCAACCCTGGCCTGTTTGACTACCTGACGGCTGGCGCGGGGATACTTGGCGCCCTGTGCTGGGTCGCGCGTGAAGTCTACGGCGAGGAAGACGGCCGCTGGGTTCAGTTCAGAACTTGGCTGCTGAATGACGCTCCGAAGTGGCTCTTGAACCTGTACGCCAAGCACGGGGAATGGTTCGCCGGTGTTGTCCGCAAGGCACCCATCCTTAAGCGCGCCCTGCGCCCGCTGATGGACCGGGCCCGTCGTGCGGCTGGGTTCGTGGGGTAAGGCATGGCAATCACGATTGACGAACTGAAGCGCAATGTCTTCCCCGGCGAAAGCGGCGGGGATTACAACGCACTTTTCGGGTATGCCAACCGCCCAGGCGGTCAGTTTTCCGGCGTCAATCTGACTGACATGACCGTTGATCAGGCTTTGCAATTTGCAAACCCGAGCGGGGCCTATGGTCAAAGCGTCAAAGGCCAGATTGGCCGAGTGGCAACCCCGATGGGGGCGTATCAGGTTGTCGGGACGACCCTGCGCGGGGCCAAGGAGGGCCTTGGGCTGACCGGCAACGAGGTTATGACGCCGCAGTTGCAAGACGCTATCGGGATGTGGATCTACCGGAACCAAGGCCCGCAGGCGTGGGAAGCATGGGGCGGCGGGCAGGGCGGCGGCAACGTCACAAGAAGCAGTAAGGGGACGGGCATGGGCCTTCTTGATATGCAGGCGCAACAGCCGCAAACCTTCGGGCAGCGGGTCGGTGAGGGCCTGCGCAGCGGTAGCCTGATGGACAACCTCGCGCTGGCCTTCAACAGCCTGCGCATGAACCCGGATCAGGGCTTGGCCGCCATGGTGGGCCAGCGCCAAGAAATGCGCGGCGAAGAAAAGGCAGCGAACCGCACGGCTCAATGGCTGTCTTCGATCGGGCGGGATGATTTGGCCCAGGCCATGCTGGCGGGCAGCCTTGACCCGAAGTCGGCCGCCGCGATTGCGATGCAGCCAGCCGCGGGGCCGGAGCGCGGTGTGGTTGTCGGTGGCAATGTCGTAAACCCGCTCACTGGTGACGTGATTTATCAAGGGCCAGAGCAATCTACTGAGCCGCTCGCCCCTGCAGCATTTATCGCGATGGATCTTCAAGCCAAGGCGGCTGGTTTTGAGCCTGGAACGCCTCAATATCAGGAGTTCATGGCAACGCGCGGCGCGGGTATGGCGGCAGAAGCCAGGGCGATCGGCGAGCAGCGCGGTGCAGCAATTGCCGGTGCGCCTGTGGATGTGGCAACGGCTGATACAACGCTCCAACTGATTGAGAGCGTGCGGCAAGACCCGGGACTGGATGTCGGAACCGGGGCAACGTCGGTTGCAAATATTGTGCCTGGCACGCCGGGTTATGACTTCCAAAATCGCGTCAATCAGCTTCTCAGCGGTGGGTTTTTGACTGCCATTGACCAGCTTCGCGGAATGGGTGCGCTGTCAAACTCGGAAGGCCAAACGGCGACACGCGCGATCAGCCGCATGGATACGGCAACCAGTAAAAATGCGTTCCTTGACGCGCTTTCTGATTATGAAAACGTCGTTCGCGTGGGCCGAGAGCGTGCGGCGGCTCGAGTCCCGCAGTCTGCAGCCCCCGCTGTCGGCGCACCTGCTGGCAGTGCCCCTCTTGGGTTATCTCAAGAAGACCGTAAGTATCTGGAGCAACCGTAATGGCTTACACGGAGCAACAGCTTAAGGACGCCGCGCGCAAAGCCCTTGCGGCTGGTGACGCGCCTGCGGCCAAGCGCCTTATTGACGCTGCACGGGCTGTTGCCGCGCAGGCCCAGCCCTTGCGCCAAGCCGCCGGCACGCCGACCGCTGGTTATGACCAGCCTGCTGTTCCGTTTGGTGAACGCAGGTTCCAAGACGTTATGGGCATGGATGCCGGCAGCGCTGCGGAACGTATTGGGCGCGTTGCCGCTGAGAACATATTTGGCAGCGGGGCCGTGGACACGCCCGGTGAGCGCGCTGGTGAGTTGATCCGCGGCGCTGCGCCTGCCCTTACGCGTGGGGCAATGGAACTTGTCGGCTTGCCCGGCACACTCAGCGGCCTGCTGGATGTGGGGGCGCAAAGGCTTGGCCTTATGCCTGAGGATATGCCGCCAAGCCCGGTGTTTTCAGCGCTGTCTGGCGAAGGTCTAGGCAGGGCTGCCAGCGCGCTGACCGGCGGCGAGACGGAATATGTTGCCCCTGGCCGCGCTGGTCAGTTCATATCCACAGGACTTGAATTTATGGGCGGCGGACTTGGTGGAACCGCCCGCAATGCTGCTATGGCTGGGCTTTCCGGCCTTGCTTCTGAGGCAGCCGGTCAGGCTACAGAGGGCACTGCAATTGAGCCCTACGCCCGGCTTACCGGCGCGTTGGCCGGCGGACTTGCGTTTCAGGGCGTCTCTGGCTTGGTAGACGCAACGCGCCGCAACAAAGCGATTCGCCAGTTCATGGACCAAACACCTGACGTGGCCGCACTTAAATCTCAGGCAGGTGACCTTTACAACGCAGCGCGCGCTCAAGGGGCAGTTGCGACACCCGCCCAGGTCAACACAATCGGTGATGACTTGATGCAGACGCTCCGCAGCGAGGGCTTGATTACTCCAAAAGGCAACATGGCGGGTTCCTATCCGCGCGTTTCTGATGCGATCAAGCTGGTTGACGATTATCGCGGTGCGCCGATGACACCGACAGAAATGCTGCAAGTGCGAAAATCGTTTCAAGCGGCTGCACAGTCCGCTGATCCTGTTGAGGCGCGCATCGGCACAATCCTTATTCGCCAGTTTGACGACTTCACCAGCCCGCTTGCGCCACAAATTGCAGAGGCAAATCAAATCTACCGCCGCGCGATGCAGGGCGATTTGATTGAAACCACCATCGAACTCGCAGGATCTCGGTCCGGTCAGTTTTCTGGCAGTGGCTTTGAAAATGCACTTCGCACTGAGTTTCGCGGCCTTGAGCGCAAGATCATCAAGGGTCAATTGAAAGTCACGCCTGACGAAGAAGCCCTTATCAAACGCATCGCGCAAGGCGGGTTTTCCGAAAATCTTGCCCGAGATATTGGCAAAGCAGCCCCGCGCGGTGTTGTGTCGTCTGGGCTTGCGGGCGGCGTCCCCTTTGCCATCGGCACGTCTATCGGCGGCCCGGCCCTTGGCGCGGCTCTTGGTGCCGGAACGCTCGCTGCTGGTGAAGTTGGACGCCGCATCGCAACATCACTACAAGGCCGCAATGCGGGCCTGCTGTCGGCGCTTGCACGTTCGGGAGGCCAACTGCCGGCAAACATAGGGACAGTCACCTCTGTTCCGTCTATGCTCGGCACCGTCCCCGGCCTTCTGGCGCAATGAGGTAAAGATGAAACCGAAAAAGCTAACCCGCGACCA